TCCGATCTCGTCGGAATACCCGCGTCCGTCAGGTCCAGGGAGGACCCATCGCTGGTATCGCGAATGGCTCGCAATGCCAAGGCGGATTCAGTAGCGCGGGGAGCACCCGGCCTTTCACAAGCCACCCGGGGGGATGGGGCCGAATCAATGCTTGCTTGGTACATCTGGATTCCCCAAAGGCAGACAGTGCTGCCGGTTGTCTTGCTGCTCTTGTCGCTGGCGAATGCGCTCGCGCTCTGCCAATGCTTCTTCACCTACCAAACCGGGCACCGCGTCAGTCAGCGCCAAGGCGGCCAGTTCCATTGCTTGCCGCGCAGCTGCGCTGGCTATGCCACGCCGTCGATATCGGGATCGATGGGCGTGGTGGGTTGCCACGTCAGTCCTCCATCCCCTGCTTACCAGCAGCACGGCAGGCGTTGCGCTCCAGTCGGTAGCAGAGCCTGCGCACGTCGCGCGATAGGTCCTGGATTCGATCCGCCTCGGGGACGGTCAAGCGCTGGTCGGCCATAGCGTCGATACCGGCGCCAGCCAGCGCGCCGGTCAGCTTGTGCAGCTCCAGCAGCTTTGCTTGGATCGCGGCCAGCTCGTTCGGCCAACCACCCTCGGGTGGCGGCGGTACGTAATCCACCATCAGGTCGTACTGACCTGCGAGGGAGCACACCCAGTCGGTGGCAATCTCCTGCGTGACCACGAACTGCTGCAGGTAGTCCGTCAGGATCTCGGCCATCTCCATGGAGATAGACTCACCATCGATGCCTCGCAGTTTTTTGCGCAGGGTCTCTGCCGAGATCGACTTGCCCCTACGCTTGCTGATGTGTGCGGCCGCATCCTGCAGACCACCTGGGGCGCGGGCCACTGCGTTGTGCAGGGCATCCCGCCAGTAAAGATCAGAGCGGAGGCAGGTCATGCGTCCCCCTGAAACGGGCCAACGATCATCGTGGGAAGGCTGATTGCGGCCGGGGCAACATTGGCGCCATGGCAGAGATCATCAGCTTCCCGCAGCGCATGCGCTTCACCGCGATCCGAACCTACGACGCCGCATCCGGCATCGGCGGCGTGGTAGCGGTCCTGTTCGCCCCGGCGCGCAAGGCTCTTGTATGTAGACCGATTCATGCCGTCTCAGCCGGCCAGATGTCAGGGCGGATCGCAGCAAGAGCCAAAGGCTCGCAGCCAAGCTCGCCACCGATCTCCACTGACGCCAGCTGAATCTTTCGCGCCAGGATCGGGCTGGGCTTCTTGTTCCTCCAACCGGTCGCGCACTGCCACAGGTATCCCTCAGAACTGCCGGTCAAGGCAGCGAGGCGCCGCTTACGTTCGGGGTCCGAAATGAAGGTGAGTAGGTCCATAGGGCCAGTATTTAGCCCCGAGCTAAACGTTAATGTCAAGCACACAGCGCAACTTCGGCGTTTAGCTACTAGCTACGCTTGCCGTATGGATGCCATCACCGCCAGACACCTCAACCTCCAGGCCCTGGTCGCCACGCTCAAACCACAGCTGGGGACGCAAAAAGCGATCGCCATCCACTTGGACATGGCGCCTTCCTATCTGAACCAGCTATTGAGCGGCAAGAAGATGGGGGATGACGTTGCGCGCAAGATCGAACGCGCGGCCGGGCTATCCCATGGCTGGCTGGACCAGCCGAGGTCCGACGACGACGCTAGTGCTGGGGCCCCTGCTGGTTCTCAGGATCTGCGAATCGACCCTGAGATCATCGCCTCCGCGATCAGGCTCGTGAGGCTAACGTTCGCCAACCTTGGGATTGATGACTTCAGCAATGAAGAAGACGGTACGCCACTGGCTTATGCCTACGAGTACCTATACCAGCGGGGTGAGGCAACGGTAACTCCCGACAACCTGATTGACTTCAGCAAGGCGCTTGCACAAAGGCTCAGGGAGAAGGATGGAGAAGCAGAAGAAGGAACCCCCGGCCGCCGGGACGCTCGAAGCATTGGCTCAGGTGATCGCGCAACGCGTCGCAAGGCGTGACGGGCAAAAGCCCAAGCTTCGCTTAGTCGAAGCACCTAGGCCATCAGCCATAGATAACGTAACGCGAGACAGCATTCTCCGGCGTATCCGCTGGCTCCGGGATCACTACAACTTGGGCTGCTTGATCGACCAGGCAACATTCAACACGCCAGGCATCGATTGCCTTGAAAACGACGCGCTGGTGCGTCTGCATCGGGAGATGGAAGCCGCCAGAGAATGCTGCATGGACGGAGTTCCTTTGGATGAAGCTGGCTTCATCCGAGATGTTTCCATCCAGGACGCGTGACCCTGAATCAAAGCAAGTGGGCGCGCAACGCGCCCACACCTATGGCGTGCCGGCACCTGAGTATTTTTCCCGCGTGGCTCGTTCTCGCTCAGCACGAGCGTCGCCGCATCGCTTCCTGGCCTCGGCCATCTGGCTATCTGCAGAGATTCTGTCGGCTGTCTGGGCCTGCTGCAGGCTAGCAATCTGAGACCTTATCCCAGACGCATAAGTTGCGCCGGCAAGGTTATTCCTTGCAGTAGCCAGTTCACGGTTTAGCGCAGCGATCTGACGTGACACATCCTGCCCACGGGCGTTGACCGGGCCGTAAATCCTACTTTGCTCCGAGGACAAGCAGTTCCGTTCGGAGATGCCAGCATCTGCAAGCTCTGTCGTCTGATACACCGCCGCACGATTGGCAGCCTCGCCCGCACTCTCTGTTGAAGCTCGATTGGAGCGCAGCTTCATCGGCGCTGCGCCTGCGGAACACGGGGCTTGCGAGTAGACCGTCTCCCCGGCTGCCCCCTTGCACTTGAAGACCTCTGCCGAAGCCCAAGGTGAAACTGCAAGCGCAACCCCCAGCATCACCAACCTGTTAAACATCGCAGCCTCCCTGGCCCTGTATGCCTAGGAATTATCAGGCGTGCCCTTCCCTTTTTCAGCCCCTGACGAAAATTTAGCGCACAGCTATTGCAATGACAATTTAGCTGTGGGATAAATTGCCTCGCCGGCCAACGACCGGCGGGCGACCGGCGGGTCGCCGCCTTGCCGGCCCCTCCCCTGACCGGCAGTAGCCGCCCCCTCGGCAACTGACCCGCCGGCGCCCTCCTTCGAACAGGAGCGCGCCATGTCTCATCGCTACGCCGATCCAAGCCCCTGCCTGCTGCCCCTGTTGGCCGTAAAGGCCCTGCGGGCCGTGGCAGCACGCGATCACAGCACCGCCCGGACCCTGTGGGCTCGCAGCAAGGGCGAACACAGCCGCAACCAACTCCGTCGCTCCCGGCGCATGGGCGTCGCCAGCCTCCGCCTGGAAGCGTGCTCACGCGATATGTCGGCCGAGGTGCGGGCATGAGCGCTCCTGTCGATGTTGTGGCGGCGAAACTCGCCGGCAGGTGCACAAACGGCCTAGAGCGCGGGCAGGGCAGAAATCTGCACGCGGTCCCCGCAGCCGAGGTGCGCCGCAGCTTTGGATTCGCAGGCAAGGCAATGTGCGGCGCACAGCCTGGTCGCCGCTCTGTCGGCTGGACGGTGTGCGAATCGCAGCCGGTGACGTGCCCTCGTTGCCAGCGAGCCATCGCCCGCGTCCAGGGCGGTGCCGCATGAACCGGCGCCTCCGCCTCGCTTGGGCAGCTGTCGCGCTGCTGGCCGCGGTTGTCGTACCGCTGCGCATCGCCGAGATCCAGCAGGCGCACAGCGACCGTGATGCGGCCAAGGCGCGCTGGGCGCTCAGCACCTCGGTGAGGGGCTAACCATGCGCCAGACCGCTCGCCCGCTCCCCGATTCCGTGCCGTTGTGCTGGCCCGGCCATCGACCGCAAATCGTGGTGACCCAAGGCGCTCCGACCGGACACCGCCTGGGCGCTCCTTGCCCACCGCTGCTGCATATCGAATGCCACCGGTGTGGCCTCGCCACCCGTCCGGTACCGATGGAAAAGGCCGCATTGGCTGAGCTGCGCTGGACCGATCCGAGTCTTGCCCACCTGCGCATCCCGATCTCCCTGCTCGCCCGCCATCGCGGCGCGGTGCTGGCCGAGATCGCCGCAGCGTCCCCCTCCACGCCCATCGCCGCCTGACCAGGAGAACTGCCCATGGCCGCTCCACTGAAGCCGAAGGAAAAAGCCGCGTTGCTCGCAGCGCATGGCGCTTCGGATCACACACTCCACCGTACCGCCAACGGCTTTGCGCCCCGCAACCGACCCGAGAAGCTGTTCACGCGCCGCGTCATGAACTGGCTGGATGAGCGCGTGCTGATCCGGTACGACGACCCGCAGCTGCCGCGCAAGGCGACCCTGACCGATCTCGGCCTCGCTGCCGCTGAGGCCGAGATCGCCAAGGCGCGCGACCTGGCGCTGACGGCATGAGCGTTCAGACCACGATGCCCGTGGAACAGCAATTCGCCACCGGCCATCAGGGCGAGTCGCTCGTCCTGATGGTGTGCCAGGGCTGGCTATGGGCCGGTCTTTACACCTCCGCACCGCGCGAGTCGCTCCTGAAGGTCGCCGCCAGCGCCAGCCGGAGCGTGGGGGTATCGCACCACTCGCTCACCCTCGGCGGCGTCACGTTTCCCCTCAACCGACTGGCCGCACAGGCCGCGCACCGCTGGCTCGACCGCCAGGGCGTGCGTGTTCGGTCGATCTCCCCCATCAACCGCGCTACGCGCCGCACGCGAGGAATCCCCGCATGAGCCGTTCTGTTGTGATCTACGGGCCGCATCTGTGCGGCAAAAACGCCAACGCGCAGGAGCTGCGCGAACACTTCGGCCTGCAGGCCGTTGTTGAAGACTGGGATGGGCACAGCAGCTATCCGCTGGATAACACACTGGTCCTGACCGAGAACCCCTACGCTGTCGCGGACAGCTCCTCCAAAGTCATGCACCACGGCTGGGCTATGCGCGAGCTGCTCGCGGAGGCCCGCGCATGAGCGCCCGCCCGCAGCAGACCGGCCGCGCGGCCGAAGTGCGCAGGGTCCTGTCCATGTTCCCGCAAGGCGCCACCGTCGAGCAGATCAAGACCGCTGGCCGCATCAACAGCACCCACCAGGCCATCGGCTACACACTGAAGGGGTTGGCGCGCAGCGGCCAGGCCATATGCCACCGCTCGGGCGTGCGCGGGATCTGGCGTCTATCCAGCCACACGCAACATGCGATCGCCCCGCTGCGCGCGACAGCTGTCCGGGTGCAGCCGATCAGCACGCCAGGTCCGCTTACAGGCGTCAGTGACGCGGCGACCACGATCCGACACCGGGAACTCGACCGGCAGCAGCTTGCCGAGGACCTGGACGCTTTCCTCGCAGCGGGCGGGCACATCGAGGTGCTGGGGCACACACCACTTCGCCCGCTCATGAGCCGTCACGCCGCCAACCACGGCAGCTATGCAGACCGCGTGGCAGCCCATGACATTGACTGAGGCCCGCATGAGCAGCGAATCGCACGCAGCTACCGTGATCGAGCCCGGCAGGCCCGGCAGCACCAATTCCGATGGCCCGGCATGGCATGCCTTCGGCCTCAGTCGCGCCGCCTATCACGTGGTGCCGCGACGCACCCTGCAGTCGATGCCGGTCGAATGGCAGGCGCGCTTTGTCGCGCTGATGGAAGAGGCACGCGAAGCGCTGCCCGATGAGGCGTTCCCTGAGTACCAGGTGATCCGCATCGAAGGCGGCAAGTTCGCATCGGACCCCAACCGCCGCTATCGCCACGCCGCGCCCTTCCCCCTTCGCCCCGCTGGCGCCGAGCAGGCGTCACAGGTAGCGCCGCTCGCTGGCGCGTTCGTCAACACCGACGCCCAATTCGAGCAGGCCCGCCGATGACCGAGAAACTTGTCACTCTCCCCACGAACTGCCCCGTTCTGCGCGACGCATTCGAAACGATCAGCGCGATCGCTGTCGAGGCGGTGTGGCTGCCAAATCAGGCGAAGGCCATTACCCTCGCGCAGGCCCAGACCGCGCTGCGCGATCTCCACCACCGCCTGCCGCGTTTGCAGGATCTGCGCGTGTTCGAAGCCGCTGTAACAGCGTACGTGTCGACTCTGCGCAGCAGCATGCAGGACGGCGACATGCCACTCTGCGACACCACCCGCGCCCGGCTGGCGCAGGCGATCGAGCTGCTGGAGCTGGTCAGGAATCAGGCGCGGACCGTCGCCGATCCGGCCGACCCATGGCGCGGCCTGTATCACCCGAGTCGACTCCCGGCGCGCAATGCCGACGGCGAGATCCCGTGCCATCCGGACGTGCCGGTGTGGGCCGACGGTCGCGAGGTATCGCTGCGACCGTTGTTGCTTGCGCAGGGTTTCGACCTGCAGGTTACGTTTGGCGACTTCACCGAAGAAGCCGTGGAGACCGGAGACCATCGCTACTGGGATGAGATGCGCGCGTGGCAGCCCACTGGCCCCGGCGCAGATTGGCGCCTGGTCTGGCTGGGTGATACCGAAGATGGCCCAGCCGCATGGTTCGTGCGACCGCTTGCTGCCGAGGCGATCATCGCCTGGGAGGCAGCACATGGCTGACGGTTCCCGCTCCTTCAACTTCCCGCCGCCACAGGCCTCCCGCCTGCGCCCCAACGAAATCGTGGTCAACCTGTTCGCCGGCGGCGGCACGGTGCTGAAGACCACCGCGCAGGTCCGCATGTGCGGCCTCAGCGTCAGTCCGCCGCCCTTCTACGTCTTGATCGTCACCAACCTGGACCCAGTCACGTTGCCGCCGGCGGACGCCGCATGAGCACAGCGCTAGTTGTCGATCAAGGACGTCGCGAACCGCAGACCGGCGTGCAGGGCTTGTTCGAGCGTGTCGTGCTCGCCGCAGTCGGGGTTGTTGATCTCAGGGAACTCACCGGCTTGTACGAGGTGCACAAATGCCTTCCCGCCTGCGGGCTGCGAAGCCTCAACGTAGATGTCTTGGCCGTAGTAGCTGGTGCTCAACGAATCACTCTGGATCTCTGGCTTCATCACGCGCTCCTTGCTGGTTCGGAGATGGTCGCCGTAAGCCGCTCATTGGTCAATGGCGGACGGCCTGCTCACCGCTGCAATGGTCCACGTGTTCGCCCTGGCCGGGTTTGCGGCCGGCATCGCCACCCTGTGGGCGATCAGCCGCGTATGCCGAGCCGCGCGCGCCGGGCTGCGCTGGTGCTGGCGGAGGGTTCACGCATGAGCATGGCGGCAATCCGAAAGAAGTTTGGGCTTAGCGTCAAGGTGGGTCAGCACATCAAGATCATAAACGGCACCTATGCCCGCGAGGTCGGGTTGATCTTAGGAGCTAGCAAGGATCTCCCAGATCACCTTGTAGTTCGTGACTGTAGCGGCCGAACTCGGCCGAGATGGCGAATCAGAGTGCACCCGAGAGACCTCCAAGAATTCAAGGGAGTTGAGTGATGCGAGTTCTGATTGCATGCGAGTACAGCGGCGCAGTCCGAGATCAGTTCCTGGGGGGGGGGGCATGAGGCGATGAGTTGTGACCTCCTTCCGACCGATATTCCTGGGCCGCACTATCAGGGTGATGTGCGCGACGTTCTGGACTACCCATGGGATCTGATGATCGCGCACCCGCCATGCACCCACCTGTCTGTCAGCGGCGCGCGTCACTTCGATGCCAAGCGTATGGATGGACGGCAGCAGTCGGCGGTGTCGTTCTTCATGATGCTGGCCAAGGCCGACATCCCGATGATCGCCATCGAGAACCCGGTTTGCATCATGTCCTCGATGTGGCGCCAGCCGGACCAGGTTATCCAGCCGTGGCAGTTCGGTCATGGGGAAACTAAGGCGACCGCCTTGTGGTTGAAGGGCCTGCCCCGCCTGACCCCGACCAGCATTGTGGAAGGCCGCGAGGACCGCATCCACCGCATGGCGCCGGGGCCTGATCGCTGGAAGGAACGCAGCAAGACCTATCCGGGCATTGCTGCAGCGATGGCCGACCAGTGGGGATCAATTCTGCACCTGCGGAGGATGACCGCATGAACACCGCCACCGAGCAGCTGCGCGCTGCGCTGGCCACGAACTGAAGGAGGACCCGATGGGAGCTGCTGAAAGGCTGGACATCGTCGGAAAGGACTGGCTGACCGTGGACGAGGCCGCGCACTACTGCGGCGTGTCACGAAGCCAGTTCGATTCGAACATCGCCGACTACGGCATCGAACCACGAAATTTCATGGGCAAAAAGCTCTACGAGAAAGCTGCCCTTTACTCTGCAATCTACGGCTCCAGACAATGGTCAAGGTCACAATCTTCTGGCGGGACGGCGCCGCGTACCTCAACTGGCGGGAAGGCGGCAAGCGAAGCCGTGTCACCATTGGTCGCGTCAGCCCACGCGAAGCTGAGGGCGTACGAGCAGCGAAAGAAGCGGAACTGACTCATGGCGTGCGCATCCTTCCGCGGCTACCCACCGTCAGGGACTTCCTGGAGGCGTACCTGGATTGGTACAAGGCCGAGCACCCCACCACGCACGGCAAGGCAAAGAGCGAGGTCCGGCTGTTCATTGCTCGCTTCGGCCATCGTCCGATCGACACCCTGCGCCCAATGGAAATGGAGTCCTACAAGACGGACCGCCTGACAAAGGACAAGGTGGCACCGGAGACCGTGGGCAAGGAAGTGCGCAGGCTCCAGGCCGCGTTCCGGCGTGGCGTGAAGTGGAAGGAGCTGGACTTCAATCCGCTGGAGGAAACGCAGGCACCGCGCGGGGTTCGCAGCGTGGCGGTGCGGTTCTACGACCGGGCCGCGATGCGCAAGCTGTATCGGGCGAACCCTGCCCGGGCACCCCTGTGGCTGTTCATGGCCCACACGGGTCTGCGCCGCGGTGAGCTGGTTGGATTGGGCAAGGATTCGGTCGCCGGACGCAGGCTCAGGGTGGAGAGTGATCCAGACGAGGACGGGCAGGGGCGCACGAAGTCGGGCAAGTGGCGCGAGGTGCCACTGAACCGGTATGCGCGCTGGGCGCTGCGCCACCTACCCGATCCGCTGGTGGCCGTGCACAGGGACACGCTGTCCGACTGGTTCGCCTCGGATGCTAAGCGTGCAGGAATCGGTGGCAGCCTCCACCGGCTACGGCACACCTTCTGCGCCCACATGGTCATGGCCGGGGTGCCATTGCGAAGGGTGCAGATCCTCGCCGGCCACGCCGACTACGCCACGACCGAGAAGTTCTATGCCCATCTGACGCCTGAGGGCGATGATGGCGCCGTGGCGACGCTCAGGTACTGATCCGCGCCGCTGGGACCACTGGGACCAAATCCTGTGGATATGCGGGAAACAGTGGCAAATGATCGCCACTGAGTCTGCCTAAGTTGTTGATTATGGTGACCCCGGCCCGATTCGAACGGGCGACCTTCCCCTTAGGAGGGGGCTTCCACTGTTCGTTTAATCAATGGCTTACGAGACAGATGGGACCGGCGTGGGTCCATTTTCGCTCAAATGCCCCGCCGCATCTGCTGCAGCCCTGCCCTCACCCACGCCTTGGTGCGGGCGTCCCTAGCTTGGGGCTTCGTCTCTGCCGGCGGCTTGCGCGGTTCAAGCGCCGCCTTGATCCGCTCGATTTCCTTCGCCCCGGCCTCGGCCAGGCGCCGGGCCTGCTGCAGCTGCGAGGCCACGCCCGTGCCATGCCCAAAAGAAAAGGCACCGGATCCCGGTGCCCTTCTTAGAAGCCAGCAACGCCTACGAGGTAGTGAGGTTGGCCCTCATCCAGTCCCTGACGCTTTCCAGCTTCGCTCCGGTCTTGGCATTGAAGGTCTTTTCCATTCCCCAAGATACGCCCCTGCCCTGAGCGAAGGCAGCGCGGTACTTCTTGATCATATTCGAGGGGTCGTCTGCCAGCTCCCGCATCAATCGCGGAACGTCCCACACTGCGAAGTCGAAGGGGCTACCAAATTGTTCTTCCAACATGGCCGGCAGCGCTTCATACCGAATCGTGTCACCCGCAAGATAGACGATCTCGTTGCGAATCGTGGGTGTATGGAAGACGATCTGAGCGGTCATTGCGCCAATGTCATCCGGTGTGGTGAGCGTCACAGCGTTAGTCGGCGAACCCAGGGCATTCACCCTCTTCCCCTTAAGATCGATGACACCAAATTCGGGCTCGAAAAGATAGCTCGTGAACATCCCGGTGGAAATGACAACCCAGTCCATGGCGGACTGAGAACGCAGATAGTCGCGCACATCGAGCTGGGCATCGAACAGATCCTGCGGACCACCTCGCCCAATTGCGTCGAAGTCCACACCGAACTGCCAAGGGAAGTACCTCGGGATACCCGACTTCACTGCAGCACGCGCAACCTTCATCGGCGTGTCGCGGCCAGCCGCGTAACCCGTGCAGCCAATCACGGTGTCGTACTTGGAGAAAATGGCCGCCAACTCGTCCACAGTGGCAGCCACCAGGTCGCCAGAAACAATGGCCACACCCAGCGAGCGGATTTCATCAACCACAACGCGCTTCTCAGGCAAGTCCGAAGCAATGGAAGCGGATCGGAGCATCACGCTGATGCTTGCGCCGTGCTCCTTTCCTAGACGGGCGAGATTCCGAATAACTGGCATTCCGAGCTCACCGGCACCCAGGACCAGGATCGCGCGGGATTGGATCGGGGTAGACATTCAAACCACCATGTGTGTGTACGATGGCGGCGATTCTGCCCCCCCTCCTCATCGCGACGTAAGAAGGCACACCGATGATACCGACCGTACCGTTCATGAGTTCTGACGAGCTCCTGCGGCATTCCCAATCGATATGCGACGGCATGAGCGCGGACGACGACGGCCTTAGGCGTGAGGTTCTTGCGCACGCTGGCAGCCGCTGGTCGCTTGGCATCATTCATGCCTTGGGCGTGTACGGAACACTGCGTCACGCCGATGTTGCGCGGAGGATGAAGGGAATCACCCAGCGCATGCTGACACGCACCCTCCGCCAGCTGGAAAGGGATGGCTTGATCTACCGACACGATTTCCGAGAAGTTCCCCCTCGCGTTGAATACAGCATCACCCCGCTGGGCAAAGACCTTCTAGTTCTGATGATCCCCATGTGGACTTGGGTCGTGCAGCACGCCGAGGAGTTCCGGCATTGCCGCGAGATCTACGACAGCAACCAGGCCTCACTTGTACCTGAATCGCCTCGAGACAACGAGTCTCAATAGCGAGAAATCACCTGTCCTCGTCCCGCCCTGACCCAAGCCTTCATCGGGTCCTTCGCCCTCGGCTTGGTTTCCTTCAGCGGCCGGCGCGGCTCCAGCGCCTCCTTGATTCGTGCCAGTTCCACAGCCCCGGCTTCGGCCAGGCGCCGAGCCTGTTGCTGCTGCTCGCGGGTCGGCGGCAGGCCTGGCAGGGGCGG